TAGTAAGTCGTATTGTTGTTTCCTATTCCTTGTGCAAAAGTTTCAAAACCAGTTACTGCTGCTCCAAGTGCCATTGCGCCTGTACCAGTAGTTGTGCTTGTTACTTTTACTCTGTCGTTTATTACCAACGCCATAAATTTTCTCCTTAACTCATACTAATAATTGCATTAGCAGGTGTAGCAGGATCAGGAAACGTAATAGTAAAAGTACCATTCGTTGCTGTCTTGTTACCACCAAAATCTAAAACCACTACTAATCTATTTGCTGTCCCATCAACTGTATCTGTATTGTAAATCGCTGCAAAAGCTGCAGTGAAAGATGCTGAAGTATAACTAACATTATCAAAGTCAACTGAAGCAACTGCTGTTGAAGAAGCAACTCCAAGTCTTGTTAATGCTTTTACAGAATAGTTAGTACCACCTGTTGTATCTACTTCACCGTTACCTGTTCCTAACAAGGCAACCGTCGATGCTGTTGAATATGGATTAGTTGTATATAAAGATAGACTAAAGTTGTTTCCACCCGAAGCTTTAAAATTATGATTCGCTTCGAAGAGAGCACCTCTAAAACTATTTGGTATTATATTTGCCATATTGTTTTATCTCCTATTTATAACTTGATGGTGGTTTTACGTTAAGTTGAGCGCGAACTTCACCATCTTGATATTCGTCTCTGCGTCTTTGACCGATTTGCTCGATCGCGTACGATTCTATTGCCTCGTTATATTGGCTTTGATAGTATTGTAACATATCTGTCGGACCTTTCAAGTATCCATATGCATTTACCAGACAAGCATATAAAAGTAAATCTTGATATTTGTTTGACAAATAAGTTCCATTTGTAGCCGGAGCGGGTGTAGAAGTTGTGTCTGTAATCGTCTCAGGCTCTTTGTCATAAGCTAGTGTAATTTCATAAGTTTTATCAGGTGTTGGGGCCACTACCCAAAAAGTTTCATCCCAATTAGCGTAGTATTTTGGGATATCTACAGCAGATGTAGAGGGTGTAGAATAATATTCTGCCATAAAACTAGTATCTCTTTGTTCTAAATAATATTGATTTCCATCCTGATCTTTAAATTGAACATATCGAATTGCTCTTAAATCATCTGGTATAGTTACATATCTGTTGCCAATGATGGCATTTGACGTTGCATAAAACACACTTTGATCTGTATCGATTGCTCTGTATATTTTATTCTCTGCATTTTTGATTATGGTATCTAAAACTGAATCAGATAATACAGAGCTACTAACTTCTGTATAGTTTCTAATATCGTCTCTTAAATTTGTTAAAGTGTATGCCATTATGCGTTTACTACTCCTAATGTTACTGGTCCTGCTGAACAGTTTTCTCCACCACCTGATACACCACCTGATGTAGCATTACTAGTGCTTGTTATATAAAAATAATTAATTGGTTGTGTTAAAGGATCTGTTGTCGTAGCTCCTGTAACATTGCCTGCAGAATCTATTTGTCCTAATGCAATTGTAAATCCACTTGCATTATTTAAATCACTTACATTATCAAATGTAGGAATAGTTGCAAACTGTTGCAAATTTTTTATGTCATCAGGATTAGCACCACCAGGTCCAGCTGCAGTTACAACAGGTGGTCCTCTAAATCTTACAACATCTCCTGCACTTCTTTGATGATCTTCTGAAAAAACATTTACATAAGTTGTGCCACCATAAATTACAGATGTAAAAGGATTATCATCTAAAAGTATTAAACTTGTTTTAGAAGCTGGTTGTGGTCTTGGATTAAATAAAGCTTGTGGATCCGAACCAACTGGTTTTGGTTCCAACTGTGGTTGCTTTGGTTCATATTCAGAAATATGAACAAGTGATCCATTCCATTCTCTAACCATTTCAGGATATGGAAATGCCATTCCTGATCTATCAGAAATTGCTAATGCTCTTTTACCTGATGCATACTTACCCATTATACTCCATCTCCATAAAATGTTTGCGGTGAAATGAAAGTAGATGTTCCTTGATTATCTGCATCAAGAGCTCTTAATAATTCACTTTCATATCTTCGTTCTAATTCTTGACTTCTATCTGGTGAATATTTTTGACTTAAATAATATGCAAGACCAGACATCATGCAAGGATAAAATCTGTTTACTATATCTGATGTATTATTGTATGCACCAGCGTCTTGAATTTTTGCTAAATAATAAAAACAAAATTGAAAATTACTTGGTGTTGTAGAATCAGATACACTTGAACTTGGCGTTGTATATAAAAAAATACTTGGATTAATTTTTCTTTCTACATAATATTGTGATGGTGTGCCTTTAGCTAATTTGTTTGGTGTTGCTGAATATGCAGATCTATCTATTTTTGTAAGTGCAATATCTTGTGGTGCTGTAGCAGTAGAATTATTTCTGTAATAAGCTTCTAATACTGTATCTAAATCTTCCGGAAAGTTTTCTGAATCAGATGCAAAACTATATTCTGCTTGTCCTTCTACTAAAGGTACTTTTGCAAGTTTTACTTTCCAAAGATGAACACCTCTGTTTGCCCATTCTTGAAACATAATATTTAAAGAACGTCTTGCTGATCTTAACTGATATCCAGTTCTAGTACCCTGAACTCCAGTTCTTTCAAAAGCTTCTTCTATAATATCATCTATTTGTGGATTAAATTCTGTTTCTTCTGATGTAGGAGAAATGGTTTGAGCAGTATTACCCATACCACTATGAACTGTACAATAATAAAATAATAGTGGAGCGCCAGTAGTTCTAACTGGTGCGACATCAAAAGTTAATTTACCTGTTGATCCTGCACTTCCGGTATAAGTTATACCTGTAGTATAAGCAGTTCCTGCAGGTGTTGCGTGAGTTCCGTTGTCTGTAGTTGAAAAAGCTATTTGATGACCTGTATTGGTGCTATCAGTTTGATCAAAAATATAAGTATTACCCTCTTGTAAATACAAGACAACATTAGCCTCTCCGTTAATATAATATTTATTACCGGTACCGTATTTGTTAGTCCCCGTTGCTACGGTTACTTTGTAAGTTATTGTAGCCACAATTTTACTCCTACGTAAATGTTATAGTAACACTTGGTGTAGCTGTTAAATCTAAATAAATTCCTTCTTCAAATAGAATTCCAGAACCAGGAACGTAAAAGTCTATCCCTTCAGTTCCAAATTCAAACGTAGCTATTGCAGTTCCACCAGATCCACCAGATTTAAAAATTATTTTAGATCCAGCAGCTCCTTCGGCTTGTATACCTGTAAGTCTAGCTCTTTGTCCTGTAGGAACCATTTGTGCGTCTGCTGTAGCGTTGGCTACCTGTTGATCACTTGAATATGATGCCATTGTTTCTCCTTAAATTATGTGTGGGCCGAAGCCCACACTAAATTAATTATTAGCTTAAGTTTCTGTTTTGTAAATACAATACAGTAGCTGTAGCTGCACCAGCTGATGCTGCAGTTCCAGTTTGATTATAAGTTGCTACGACTTGAACGTCTGAAGAACCTACATCAATTAAGTTTCCAATTTGAGAAACATCTGAAGTAGCAAGAACTCTAGCTTGAGTTCCAGCTGCTAATGCGTCTGCAAATTTATCTGCAGTTGTACCATCACCAAAATCAATAGTGTTAGTTGTACCTGCATTGAAAGCAGTTGTAACATCTAAAGTGATTTGAAAGATTTGACTGTTTGCCGGTAAAGTTGCAATAGTTGTTGTTGTACCATTAGCTGCAAAAGTTATATTTGCTGATTGAGCCATTAACACAAAACCAACGTTTGCTATATCATCACCAACAGTTGTACCAGTTGTATTTGAAATCGTTCCCGCTTTAATCGGTCCCGAAAATGTAGTATTTGCCATAATTATATCCTCCTAGTTTTCCGAATACTGTCTCTAGGCCGTCGACTATACGCGTCAGTATTCTAATTAATTGTATAGTGTGTCTTTTATACAATACATTTTAGTAGAGCGCAAGAGAGCCTGTAATGTGAATGAGATTTATTCAACGATGTAGCTTTTTTATTAAGTAGCTACAGAAACTTGTGGAGCGGCACCTTCAACTGTATTTTGCCTGTGGGCTATAGCTGCTTCTTCTAGCTTGATCTTTGTGATGACTTCTTTAACTTTGTCATCAATCCTGACCATTTCAAGAGTATATCTACCGTTAGACAGATGCTCCTGTTCCCACTTCAACTCCAAGGACCTTTTTTGTTTGTATAGGTCTTGTATCATCTATAACCTCCTCAAAAGTTATTCGATTTGTTCTCGGATCATAACTTTCTCCGAGATACTCCCACTTTATACTATTCTCTCCCAGTTTGTCAAGTATAGCATTCTCAACATCTTTAGCGTTATCATTAGATTCTATTTCAAATCTACCATGATATTGATAAGCCCAGATATTTATGAGGAATTTAGTCATTTTCTCACCCTATATTAAAAAAAGGGCCGTTTTGAGGCGGCCCCTTTAAATTATTTATTACGTTGCGTTTGAACCGAAGATACCTCTTGGATCAGAAAATCCAAATACATATCTTTCTCTCGCTTTGTATCTAACGTTGCCTGTATCAAAGTCACCTTCCATTGAAGTTTTGATAGGTGATCTGTTGAAATGTTTCAGACCATTAGGCACATCAGTTTTAATGAAGAATTTCTTCGCAGCAGTTAAGTAGTTGTTTACTACATATCCACCAGAGATCATTCCCATATTTCTGATTGCGTTAATGTCGTTATCAGCTGTACCTGTTCTGCCTGCAGAATTCAT